ATGGCCTGTTTATACCCCAAAACGAGTCGATAAGTCATGATTAGTGATGATCAAGTCATAGTTGGTGGCTATACGGCTGAAATCGTCTCAGATCGGCGCACATCGGTTTTTTTGCCGGTAACAGCTCCACGAATTCACTCACCGCTCAATGATTTGCCTTCACGCGGCTTTGAACTGATTGATTTTGCGGAGCAGATCATTCCGGGCGGCTTTATGCCATGGCAAAAGTGGCTGGCTGAGCATTCGCTCAAGGTAAAACCCGATGGCCGCTATTTCCATCCGGTAACTGTGGCCAGCGTTGCACGCCAAAATGGAAAAAGCACTTACATGATGGCCAGAATCATGATGGGGCTTTTCCATTGGGATGAATCGCTGCAAGTTTCCACAGCTCACCGGCTTGTCACATCGCTGGAGCAATTTCGGGCCATTGTGCAGATCATCGAGGAAAATGCAGATTTGGCCAATCAAGTAAAACGAATCCGCTGGCAACATGGAGCCGAGGAAATACAAACGCTGAAAGGCAATCGATTCATCATCAAAGCTGGTGGATCGGCAGCGCGTGGATTGTCAAAACCCGAAACCATTCACATGGATGAAATTCGAGAGCTGCACGACATGGAAACTTTTGCAGCTATGCGGTACACATTGATGGCTGCCAAAAATCCACAAGTCAATTGCTTTTCCTCAGCTGGTGATTCGCACTCAATGGTGCTCAACCAATTGCGCGAGCGCGGTTTGGCCGCAGCTAGTGGGGCAGCCGATGATGTGGGCTATTTTGAGTGGTCTGCACCAACTGATGAGATTTCATTAGAAAATGCAGCTTTTGCCAATCCCGGCCTCAACATAACAATTCACCCGGACAACATCCGAGCCGTTTTTAATGATCCACCCGATGTTGTTATGACTGAGGTTTTGAATCGATGGGTTCAAACAATCTCCAGCGTGGTTGGAGCGAAAGAGTGGCAAGAGTGTGGCGATGAATCAATTGACCTTGATGAGGAAAAGCTCACATGGATGGCTATCGATATTTCACCGGATAGAAAACACGCTGCATTGGTCGCAGCCCAAAAGCTTGGCTCCGAATCCTTTATTGTCAAGCTTTTGCACACATGGGAAAACACCATCCAGTTAGATGATCGAGCAATTGCCAATGATGCAGCCTCTTATTGCCGGAAATATCCAATTGAATATTTGCTTTACTCACGGCGCACATCCGGAGCTGTTGCAGCGCGTATGCAGCCGGCCGGTATTCCGATCCATGACATGGACAGCGATTATCCACAAAGTTGTGATGAACTTTTGGGAGCGATTAATAGCCAGAGGCTCAAGCATAGAAATCAAGCGTTGCTTACCGAGCAAATTCTTTCAGCTGTGCAATTACGGCGCGGTGATGGCGGCTGGGTTATTGGAAGGCGTGCCAGCGGTACAGCTGTTTGCGCTGCCGTAGCATCAGCATTGGTCACACACTTTGCGACACGCCCAGAAACCGAAATCGACATTTTAGTGGGTTGATGCTTGACATTTTGAGAAAATGCGCCCATGGGATTATTCGATCGAAAGCGCACAATCGAAACTGTGGTAATTGACCGCGGTGCTGATATAGCTGCACAAATTGGGCCAGCTCCAACGCTGGATGCATTTTTCCCATTTGGTGGAGCAGATTACATTGCAAGCCGTGAGGAAGCCATGAGCGTGCCGGCGATTGCTCGCGCACGCAACATGATTTGCAATTCGATTGCCACAATTCCGCTGATCACAAGAGACAAAACAACGGGTCAAGTTATCGATTCACCCGTTGTAATCAATGATCCGGATAAACGAGTACCCGGAGCAGCATCATGGTGCTGGGCCGCTGAGGATTTGTTATTTACAGGATTTTCATATTTTCAAATTATGGATTTGTTTGCTGATACCGGTCGCGTGCGCCAAATGTGGCGCGTTGCTCCAAATCGCGTTGGAGTTTTCTTGAATTCAATTGGCACTCAAATTGAGTATTACACAGTCGATGGATCACGGGTGCCAATGACTGGTGTCGGATCACTTGTCGTGTTTTACGGCAACGATGAAGGCTTGTTGAATCGAGCTGGTCGCACAATCCGTGCCGGAGCAGAGCTTGAAAGAGCCGCCGCAATGTATGCAAAAGAGCCGGTGCCATCGATGGTTTTAAAATCAAACGGCACAGCATTGCCAGCTGATCGCATTGCAAAGCTTTTGGATGCATGGGGCGCAGCTCGTAGAAATCGCGGCACAGCGTTTCTTAATGCTGATGTTGAATTGACAACAGTCGGATTTTCACCAGAGCAAATTGGCCTCAATGCCGCACGCGAAATCATCGCAACAGAATTAGCACGCGCCGTGGGAATTCCGGCTTACTTTATTGATGCGCCGACTGGATCATCCATGACCTATGCAAACGCCCAAACGGCGCGTCAAACTCTTTTGGATTTCTCGCTGCTCCCGCTGATGAACAGCTTATCCTCGAGACTTTCAATGCCAGATTTTACGCCATCAACACAGCGCGTGGAATTTGATTTGAAGGCTTACTTGCGCGGATCAGAAAAAGAGCGTGCAGAGATTTACAAGATTTTATTTGAAATCGGTGCAATTACTACTGAGGAAATTCGACAAATGGAGGACATGATCTCATGAAGCTAACAACACCAATGCACATCACGGCAGCCGATTCAGATTCAAGAACAATTAGCGGTCGCATTGTTGCTTTTAATGAGCACGCAAATGCATCAACCGGCAAAGTGGTTTTTGCCCGCGGATCAATTCAACCGCAGGATGTTTTTCTTAACCTTGAACATGACAATACACGCAGGATCGGGAAAAGTATCGCCATGACTGTCAATGACAAAGAAATGACGGCTACATTTAAAATCGCTAACACCACAGCTGGCACCGATGCATTGACTGAGGCAATGGAAGGCCTACGCGATGGATTCTCAATTGAATTGGCTGTGGACAATTACGAAATGCAAAAAGATGGCACAATGAAGGTGCTTAATGGACAGCTCACAGCTGTCGCTTTGGTTACTGAACCGGCCGTGCGATCTGCACGCGTTTCGGAGGTAGCAGCATCAGAAGATTCTGAAACTGAAACAGTTACAGAGACAACAAACCCAAATGAAGGAGACAAAGTGGACAACACTACCGAACCAGTCGCTCCTGCCGTTGAACCGGTAGCAGCTCCAGAAGTCGCCGCACCAGTACAGGCATCGCGCCCGGCTTATTACACAGCACCACGCTCACCAATTGTGGACAAGGTTTCATACCTTGAGCACTACCTCAAGGCAAGCATTTTGCATGATGAGGATTCACGCCAATATGTCAAGGCAGCTGATAACACAACATCAACAGCACCGGGCATGATCCCAACACCACAAAGCACACAGGTAATCAATGCACTTGCAAATGCAGATCGTGGAACAATCGATGGCATTAGCCGCGAAACATTAGTTGCAGAAGGCATGACATTTGAATTGCCTCGCGTAACAGCTGTACCGACTGTATTGCCAATCAATGAAAATGCATCGATCACAGAATCATCACTATCAGCAACGTTTCTTTCTGTTTCTGTTCAGCCATTTAAAGGCCGTGCAATTTCCACAGTAGAACTCATTGACCGAAGCCGGCCAGAATATCTGACAGCTTTGTTACAGAATCTTGAATTTGCATATGCAAAGGAAACTGATGAATATGCACTCGCAGCAATGCAAGCAGCAGTCACTACCACAACAGCACAAACAGCAAATTCAGCAACCGGATTCCTTGGATACACATCTACGGCAGCCGCAGCTGTTTATGGCGCATCACTTGGTTTTGCTCGCTCATTGATCGTATCTCCAACACAATGGGGCAACATCATGGGATACAACGACAATGGCACACCGCTATACAATGCGGCACAACCTAGCAATCAGGCAGGAAATGTCCGAGGTGATTCATTGCGCGGTGTAGTTTCACCGGGTCTAAATCTTTATGTTTCACGCTCATTTGGTAACGCTGGTACAACAACAGCTAGTGGTGATTCTTCAATGGTTGTTGTCAATCCAGACAGCTACACATGGTACGAATCTCCACGCTTTACGCTACGCACCAATATCAACAGCGATGGAACCATTGACATTTTGTACTACGGCTATGGCGCACTAGCTGCCAAGGTGCCAAATGGTGCACAGTTCAATAACCTCCCATAAATAACTCATAATCGGTAGCGGTCGCTCCCGAACGCTACTGACACGAAAGGAACCGAGATGCCCGCAATAGTTACAGCTGCACAGCTTAGACAGATTCTGGGTGTCTCGGTTTCTTTGTATAGTGATGCTCAATTGGATTCATTTATAGATTCCGCTGAGCAAACAGTTTTGCCTTTACTTACGCAATACCAATCATCGGTGACTTTTGCCAATGTGAGTGATTCCGTCATTTATTTCACCACAATGCGGCCAAATTATTTTGTGCCGGGTCAATCTGTTGTTGTTACCGGGGCCGGAGCTTACAGCGCGACTTACACAGTCACCGATGATCGGATTGAGCCTTACACTTTTACAGCTGCCACAGCGGCGGCTGATCGTGACTATCCATTGCCGTTTATTCCAGCGGCAATAGCGACATTGAGCGGTTCATCGGCAGCCCAGTTGTACGCAAACACACCACCAATTGAAAACGCAATTTTGGTTGTAGCGGTTGAGATTTTTCAGAGCATTACAGCTCCCGGCAACCAGATCATGTCAGACAATTTTCAGCCGTCACCATTTGTGCTCGGCCGCAGCTTAAGCAACAGAGTCATTGGTCTTTTAGGCCCGTTTCTTGATGTCGAAACGATGTGCCAATGAGCATCGAATCCGCAATCCGCACACCATTAAAAACAGCACTTTCGGGCATTGCTGCAAATGTGTACAACGGAATTCCTGAGACAATGACATCACCGAGCATTTGTTTAATACCGGATGCACCATATTTAGAAAGCCTTTTGATTGCAAAAGCTCAAACGAGAGTAAAAGTCAATCTGACAGTCACAGGCGTAGTTGCATACATGAATAATGCCGCAGCTTTGGACAATCTTGAACAATTGATGATTAGCATCATTGGCGCAATGCCAGCCGGCTACGAAGTCGGCAATGTCAATCAACCACAACCATTGGAAGTCGGTGCAGGTAAGTACCTCACGGCCGATTTACAAGTAAGCACCTACTACACCAATTAAAGGAGAAAAAAAATGCCAACAACAATCATTACCGGCCGCGATGTGTCATTTACCTTGGACACAAAAAACTATGATGCACAAACAACATCGGCCACTCTTTCATGTGACACGATTATCGAGACATACCAGACACTCGATGGCCGCGCTTACAAATCGATCGATACACAATGGACTTTCACAATCGAGCTTTTGCAGGATTGGGGCGCACCAGCTGGAGCGGTCGGATCACTATTTGAATCGATGTGGTCAAATGCTGAATCAGCACCAAACACAACTGTTGCGGTTTCTTTCACAGCTGCATCAGGTGCTGTTTTCACTTTCAATGTATTGCCAATTTTTCCAACAGCCGGTGGAGCTGCTCCAGGAGCACTAACCGACACATGGACATTGACAGTCGTTGGAACACCAACCGAAACATTTAGCTAAAAAGAGAATCGGGAGCAAAAATGAAACTAGCAATCACAATTGAATACACGGCCGGGGAGAGCGCGACCTATACCGCGCTCCCACCGGAGTGGATGAAGTGGGAACAAAAGACAGGCAACACTATCCAGCAAGTACAAGACAAGCTGGGCATTGCCGATCTGATGTTTTTGGCATATCACGCAATGAAGCGCGAAGCTGGTGGCAAGCCAGTCAAAGCATTTGATGTGTGGTGTGAAACAGTCACCGACATAAACATGGGAGAGACTGATACCCCAAAAGCTACCAATCCGGAAGCATAAATCGGCTCCTTTGGGAGTTAGCAATATCGACCGGATTGCCACGATCGGAGTTTCAAACCGCTGAGGATGTTTTAACCGCATTTGAGATATTGGAGAAGCGCAATGGCAACTGATGCGATCACCTATGACAAGGCTGATTTGCGCGGCATCATCAGAGCTTTCAAAGCTATGGATGAGCAAGCTGTTGCACAGGCCAAAGGCGTTTCCAATGGATTGGCCACTTATCTGCAATCAAAGATTAAAAGCACGGCCGCTGGTCGGCCTAACAATGCAGCCGGTCGGATCGCTGATGGATCGCGGGTAAGCAAATCATCAAAGATCGGTGAAATCTCATTTGGCTTTGTATCTCAAAAATTTAGCGGTGGCGGTACAACTCAGCAGCTTTGGGGCGGATACGAATTTGGATCAAATAAGTTTAAGCAATTCCCGGTGTGGTCAGGCAAGCAAGGTCGAGGCTCCCGAGGCTATTTTATTTACCCAACATTGAGAGAAGAACAGCCTCACATCATTGCTCAATGGGAAACAGCGTTTTCTAAGATTTTGAAGGAGTGGTGATGGCCGGTCAATCAAGAACACTCAAGCTCTCAATCCTTGGCGATATTGATCAGCTTAAAAAAAGCCTAGACACCGGCAGCAAAGAGGTTCAATCTTTTGGGTCAAAGCTTGGTGATTTTGGCAAAAAAGCCGGATTAGCATTTGCCGCAGCTGGAGCCGCTGCCGCTGTATATGCCGGCAAATTGGCCGTTGATGGTGTCAAAGCGGCCATTGCAGATGCAGCCGCACAGGAAAGATTGGCATTGACCTTACGCAATGTCACAGGTGCCACCAATGCCCAAATCAAAAGCACAGAGGATTACATCACCAAAACATCGTTGGCTTTTGGCGTAACCGATGATGATTTAAGGCCATCGCTTGAGCGTTTGGCGCGTGCCACAGGCGATGTTGAAAAGGCACAAAGATTGCAAGGCTTGGCCATTGACATTGCAGCCGGTAGCGGTAAGTCGCTCGAGGCCGTGTCAAATGCCTTGGCAAAGGCTCAAGAAGGCAACACAGCCGCTTTAGGCAAGTTAGGTGTTGGCTTAAGTGCTGCCACGCTTAAAACACTTTCGATGGATGAGATCACAAAGAAGCTGGCAGATACTTTTGAAAATCAGGCATCTGTCAAAGCTGAAACATTTCAAGGCAAAATGGATCGGCTCAAGATTGCATTTGATGAAGGCAAAGAGACAGTCGGATCATTTATTCTTGATGCAATCACACCATTGGTCACAATCTTTGTGGACAAGGTGATCCCACAGCTGCAAAAAATGTCGGAGTCAATTGGCAACAATTTGGCTGCTCCATTAAACAATGTCAAATCAATTTTGACTGATTTTGTGATCCCAGCTTTTAAGGCTTTATACAGTTATTTGTTTGATTTTGTTATCCCATTTTTTGCCAATGTTTTTGGACCAGCTTTAACAGGTGTGCGAAATGCCTTTAACACTATTAGCACAGCAATTTCAAACAATGAAACTGAATTGCAACCATTGTTCAATTTGTTCAAAAGCGTAGCCACATTTGTCCGTGATAATTTGGGGCCAGCCATTGGAACAGTTTTGCGCGTGGCATTTGAAGTTGTTGGATCGGCCATTGCTGGAGTGATTACAAGCGTTTCAAGATTGGTAAATTTCTTTGATGATGTAATTGATAAGGTTAAAGAATTCATCAACCTTGTAAAAAACAATCCATTGGTTCAAGGCCTTGGCAGCGTAATTGATCGCATTTTCGGTGGCGGTCGCGCAGCTGGTGGCCCGGTAAATGCTGGCACAACATATCTTGTAGGTGAGCGTGGCCCAGAGCTATTTACGCCATCAGGCAGCGGCTCAATCATCCCAAATCACAAATTGGGCGGTGGCGGTGGCGGCATCAATATCACAGTCAATGGCGCACTCGATCCAGAAGGCGTTGCACGCCAAATCATCACAATTCTTAACAATTCAAGCTATCGAGGAACGCTAGGTTCTGGAGCTTTTGCATGAGTCTTTGGAATCCCGAATACCAGATTTTGATCGATGGGGTTGATTACAGCTCATCCACCATCGCAAATCTCGGAATCACATCCGGGCGCACATCTATCTATGAACAACCTGTGGCCGGATATTGCTCGGTCGAGCTGATCAATTTCGACAATACGGATTATCCATTCACAGTCGGCACAGACATTTTGATTTCAATCAAGGATTCAACCGGCACATTTGTAAATTTGTTTGGCGGCTTTATTTCAGACCTTGAGATTTCCGTGCAATCGGCTGGATCGGTCGGATACACCACAGCTGCACGAATTACGGCTTTGGGAGCTTTGGCGCGATTGGCCAGAGCAAATTGGGAGTTGGCTTTGGCTAAGGATTTTGATGGCGATCAGATATATGCCATTTTGTCAGATTTGTTGCTCAATAATTGGAATGAAGTTGCACCGGCTTTACAATGGTATCAATACGATCCGACCACAACATGGGCAAATGCTGAAAATGTAGGCCTTGGCGAAATTGATCAACCCGGACAATATGAAATGGTCGCGCGAGCTGCTGATCCTGTTTCAAGCTATACGATAGCCTCACAAATTGCCGAGTCTGCATTGGGCTATATGTTTGAGGATTCATCAGGCCGCATTGGGTATGCCGATGCATTACACCGACAGACATATTTGCAAAACAACGGGTACACCACAATTTCAGCCAACACATCGATTGGCGTTGGATTGAAGTCAATTACCCGATCAGGTGATGTCCGAAATTTTATTACCTTGAACTACAAAAACTCAAAGATCGATGTCAGCGATTTGGCCTCGATTTCGCAATACGGCAAGTTTGCAGAAATCTTTGACACCAATTTAGAAAATGCAGCTGAGGCTTTGGCCGTTGCCGAAAGGCGTTTGCAGCTCAAAGCCTATCCACGCGCTTTTTTTGACTCGATCGAATTCCCATTGGGATCACCCGAGATCGATGATGCAGACCGCGATGATTTGCTCAACATATTTATGGGCTTACCGCTGGAAATCACGGATTTGCCTAGCAATATCGTGAACACAGTTTTTCAAGGCTATGTCGAAGGCTGGACATTCCGAGCCTCATATAACGCATTGTCAATCAGCATCAACGCATCACCAATTGAATTCTCCCAAGTGACACTCCGATGGAATCAAGTGTCTGCTTTGGAGTCTTGGAATACAATCAACCCAACACTTACATGGGAAAACGCGATCGGATCGGTGGCATAAATGGCAACTACAACTCCCAATTTTGGCTGGCCGGTGCCAACGAGCACCGATTTGGTCAAAGATGGCGCAACGGCAATTGAGGCTTTGGGCGATGGCATCGATACATCGATGGTTGATCTCAAAGGCGGCACAACAGGCCAGATTTTGGCAAAGGCAACAAATGCCGATATGGACTTTGCATGGATAACAAATGATGTCGGTGACATCACAGCTGTCACAGCTGGCACAGGTATCACGGGCGGTGGCACATCCGGTGCGGTAACTGTTTCGTTTGATCAAGCCAATTTTGGCGGAGGTCAATTTGCAGCTGGTAAAAACAAAATTATCAATGGTGCATTCAACATATGGCAACGAGGAATATCGACAACTGTTCCTATTGCTAATAATTCTTTTTCAGGCCCGGATCGCTTTCAATTTAGCCGAAATGGTTCAAGTTCTGTTGCCACAGTATCTCGCGAAGCATTTACTCCAGGAACAGCACCGGTTGCTGGTTATGAAGGCAACTATTTCATGCGCTTTAACCAGACAACCGCTGGTTCAGGTGGTTCTTACAATCAAATTATCACTCGCATGGAGGATGTCACGACTTATGCCGGCCAGACTATAACTTTTAGTTTTTGGGCAAAGGCCGATTCAAGTCGTACTTTGGGAGTACCTGTTTTGAATCAAAACTTTGGTTCTGGTGGTTCAGCTCAAGTCGGAACAAACATCACTTTAAATAGCAGCGCGCTGACCACCGCGTGGGCACGATATACCGGCACAGTTTCGGTGCCTTCAATTGCAGGAAAAACAATCGGCACATCATCTTTCTTAGAGATAGATATGTCTTTGTTCCTCAACACCACATTTACTTTTGACACATGGGGTTGGATGCTTGAATCCGGATCAACAGCAACGCCGTTTCAGACGGCAACAGGAAATCTGGCTTTGGAATTAGCCGCTTGCCAGCGTTACTACTACGAGATGGCTTATTCAGGTGCAGAACCTTATGGTTCAGGTGCTGCAACTAGTACAACCTCAGCCGTAATTTTAACGGCTTTGCCTGTACCTATGCGAGTCGCACCGACGGCAGTTTATACAGGTACTTTCAGAATTGAAGGCGGTGCATCTAAAACAGGTATTGCCGCTGCAAGTCTTAGCCTTAACCAAGTACAAAATCAACAAGTCTTGACGGCAGTCACTTCATCATCATTGACGGCTGGCTGGGGTTTTGTAATGCTTGCCAATGGTTCATCAGCGATCAAACTATCAGCGGAGTTGTAAAATGACTAAAC